GAATACTTTATCTATGATGATAAGGGTATAAAACAAAAAGCAGGTAATTATACTCCAGCAAATGCTAATGATAAAGCAATAAAGATATCAAAAGATGCTATTGCGTATTGTCCTTCTGGTTTAGTAGATCAAGATAAAAATATACCACTGTCGTATTTACACAAAGCAATAAGACCTGCAAATCAATTAAGAATGATGGAAAATGCGGTAGTAATATATCGTATTACACGGGCTCCAGAAAGAAGAATCTTTTATATAGATGTTGGTAACTTACCTACGGGTAAAGCAGAACAATATCTAAAAGATATAATGGAGAGATATCGTAATAAACTAGTCTATGATGCTAGTACAGGTGAAATTAGAGATGATAAAAAGTTCATGTCAATGCTTGAAGACTTCTGGTTACCACGAAAAGAAGGTGGTAGAGGAACAGAGATTCAAACATTACCGGGTGGAGATAATCTAGGTCAAATTGAAGATGTTGTATATTTCCAAAGAAAACTATATCAATCACTAAATGTTCCTGTTTCAAGATTAGAGCAACAAGCGGGATTAAACTTCGGTCGATCTGCTGAAATAACTAGAGATGAATTAAAATTTACAAAGTTCATTGCTAAGTTGCGTAAAAAATTCGCAATACTTATTGATGATCTTCTAAGAACTCAGTTAATACTTAAAGGTGTTATTAACGAATCAGACTGGGATGAGATGAGAGAAGACATCCGTTATATATTTGCTTCAGATGTTTACTATACTGAATCAAAAGAACAAGAAATTTTAAGAAGCAGAATAGAAGTATTAAATGGTGTTGCTCCATATGTTGGTCAAATGTTCAGTAAGAGTTATGTTCAGAAGAAAATTCTTAGATTGTCTGATGAAGAGATTGCTGAAATTGATAGTGAAATCGATAACCCAGAAGACCATCGTATAGGAGATGACGCCTGGGATCAAAATGAAGGACAATAGACATGTCCCAGGAAGAATTTGCAAATCAATTTAAAACTGGTATATCTTCTGCATTTTTAAGCGGTGCAAAATATCCAGACAATACGGGTGGTATTTCAGAAGAACTTTTTGATGGTGCTATTGCCACTGACAAAAACGCTACTAAATCTGCCGCACATACTGCTATTGATGGACTAATATCCAGTCTCGGTTCTATATCTGACACCAATACCGAAACTGATCCCACAGAAGCAAACGATGAGCAATCAAAATTTTCTGAGGGTAAGGGTGTTGCTATAACAAAATTCAACGCTGACTATGGATCAACTGCACCCTATTCTGGAACTTATACATGGATAGATGCGGCACCAAAACGAATTGGTGGAAGTGCTAGTATAACAGATGCAAGTTTCTTTGATAGATGGTCAACTAGACTATATCAAGGATTACATGCGTACTTATATTCAACATATCATGGAAGTGATTATGCATATGGTGGTTCTGATTATCCTGCATCATCAAATGATACTGAATATGCTATCAAGAATCCAGAAGTTGAAGCAGAAGCACTCACATTAATTCGCACCAATGAACCATCTCACTTTTATGATGGAACAAACACAGACAATTTTACAGAATTTGATCCTGATGTAGTTATTCCAACAGATACAAAATTATATTTACCAAGCGACTCGGGTGGTATTTCTAATCCTGTAAGAACTCACAATTTAAGTGATCAGTATTTACTTGTTCAACCCGGTACAATTACTTCTATACCAGTTGCGACTGGTCGTGACGGATTTCAAAGAGGAAGATTTGAAATATCAAAAACTAATGCAGTCACTACTGCCCCATGGCCATGGATATGTTGGTTTTCAACAACGCCTGGTGATAGAACACAATTAACAACTATATTATCTATTAGAGAAAGTGCTATATGGCCCGAGGGAAGTAGAACAAGTCAGGGAACTGCACCCGCTGGACAAGTATTTGCATTATATACGCATCATCAATACGAAGAAGGTTGGAGAACCCATAGAGAATGGGCAACATATGATATCAAAGATAAAGATGGTGCTCTTATTCCATATTGGAATTATTGTAGGTTGGAACCTTCTACTAGATATTATCTAAATTTTATGTCATGGGATCATGTGCAAGGAGATACGAATTCTATTCAGCATGAAATGATTCCAGGACAAGAATTTAAAGAGGGAACTCGCCCAGAAAAAGGCGACTACTGGAAAAGAACACAGGGATATAGATTTGTCACAAAATTGGGTTCTAATCCAAATGCATTACGAACAACCCAATCTGTCACAGCGACCAATGATCATATATTAATGCATGATGTTGGACTTACACAAAATGCTAGTCTTTCACCCACAATATCTTCTGATGGATTTCTAAGCGAACCGTATGTGGGACAGTTTACATCTGCACAGGGTAAATGCTCATATATTCCAATAGATACTACAGATAAGACTGGTACTGCATGGAGAGCCGTTATAGAAGCAGACACAGCATTAAATAATGGCAATAGTACAGATCCCCTTATGGGAATGTGGATTTCAGAAACACCGGGAGATGCACCGATAGGTACTGGTAAAAAAGCACATAGGGCTACTACATTAACGGGCAATTATGGAGTTGTAACCTACTCTATTTTAGATGAAGCAAATGTCAAACATGTAAAAAAAGATGATGAAACTGCTGGTGCAACTGATAGTGGTGCTAGTGCAGGTGGTAATGAGATAATGACTGCACAAGAAATTAGTACTGCTGGAGGATTAGTACAGACATTCTTCTTGGGAACATCTACTAACAATAGAGTTATGTGTGTCAAAATTGTCACTCCTCCAGCGACTGCTGATAGAACAAGTTTTAGATTAGAATTAGATATAGAAGGCGCCACATTTGGTGGTACAAGTAATTTACATTGGATATCAGTTAATCCAAATGGATCTTTAAGTGATTTTGTTTCTGGACAAGGTGCAATTTCTAGATATACAAGTGGTAAATCTCACTTCACTTTTTATGGAACATCTAATGATGAATCAACATCGGACACCCTATTGCAAAATAATGCTGTTCAGTTGAGTATGGGGAAAACATATTATATAAATATAATCAATGCTACAGATGTATCATCTCAATCGGCATTAGGAAATATTACCGCAGTCTCTGGCGCTTCAGTTGGTAGACATAAATTTTCTGCGGTGTGGAGCGTGTTGAATGATGGAGCCTTGCAAAGTTCTACTCTCAGTACAAGAGATTCGTTTCACGATTATGAACTAATTGCTGGTAGGCGATATTATTTAAACATGATGCATCTTGAAGTTGGCACTGGACACAATTATGCGAAATATGGAAAGAATTATTTTCTGTATAACCCATATAATAGATTAGATGCAAGTGAAGGTCCAGAAATATTTAGTCTGTTGCACTGGACAGATAATAGTTTGTATGATGATGGATATCCAGTTAGTGGTAATGCAGGAGGATTTATTAGCCTATCGGCTCGTAATCCTGTAGTACGAAGTCATACAATGTATGGTATTAAATTTGCAGATCGTGAGGCTGGTAGAAGTCAGGGATCTGCAACTTAGTGAGTTAAAGTAAGGAGAATATAATGTCAGAAGTAGAACAAGAACAAGAAGTGGAAGTAACTGATGAAGTTGGTTCACAAGACCAGATTAGAAATATGATGGATAAGTGGGCTGATGGAGATGTTGCAGGTGCACAAGATGAATTTAATGCTATCGTAGGATCAAAAGCAGATGCTTTAGTTCAAGGGCGGAGAGAGGAAATGGCAAACACAGTATTCAATGATAATGACCCTAAACCAGATGAAAGATTGGTGCCGCAACCAGCGCCTGAAAATGAACCTATTCCAAAAGAAAGAGAAGAAGAAGAGCCTGCTGAAGAAGAGGCTACAGAAGAACAAGAACAAGAACAAGAGTCAGACGAAGAATCGTCTGATGAGTCATCAAATTAATTAATAGGAAGAAGCAATGGCAGTCACAGTAGATGTTTTGAAACTAACTCAAACTCAAGGAGTTGTCGCAGTTCGGGGAACAGCCGCTACTGGGACAGTCACTTTAGCAACAACACTAAAGAAATCATCGGAGACTCAATCTTCTCCTAAAGCAAACATAAAAGCAATTCACTGGACATTGTCTAGTGGTGCTAGTGCAAAAGTACAGCGAAATTCAAAGGTACTCTATGAATTACAAGTCGAGGGACATCGTGATTTTTATGGATTTTCTGACAACGATGAGAACGACCAAAATGTAGAAGTTGTTATCGCTGGCGGATCTGGTGGAACAGTTATTTTAGAACTTGCTAAAGTTTCTGGATATGGCTCTCAGCAACATCAAGGCGCAGATGGGAGTCTAGGATAATGAAAATCATTAGAGAATTGACAGAAGATGTCCAATATATCGTAGAAGAAAAGGATGGTAAGAAAAATCTCTACATAGAGGGCGTTTTCTTACAATCTGATCTGAAAAACAGGAACGGTAGATTATATCCTAAAGAGATCATGCAAAGAGAAGTTGTACGATATCACAAAGAACAAATAGATACAAAGAGAGCAATGGGAGAACTTGGACACCCAGAAGGTCCTAATATCAATCTAGATCGTGTATCACATATGATCACTTCTTTGAAAGAAGATGGTCCTAACTGGATTGGTAGAGCAAAAATATTAGATACACCCATGGGTAGAATAGCGAAAAGTCTTATTGAAGAAGGCGCACAACTTGGCGTC